ATCGTGGATGACTGGTAAGTTTTTATAAATGTTTCTATATATGTAAACTAATCTTTGATTATACTTCAATAACTCAATAGTATCTGCTTTGTAGATTGTATCAATTCTTAGGTCATTTAAGACATTAATTGTATCAAACCATGACTTGTATTGGGTAGAATCAGAAATAGTCTTAATCGGGATGCAAGGATACCACAATGCCGATTTAGTAGCGACTACTTCAGGAAAGTTAATTTGTGCCTTATTCATTTGCCTTTCAGCTTTCTTAACTGAATAGCACCCCGATAAAATAAGTAATAAAATTAAAAATCTCATTTTAATAAATTTTAGTGAGTGTGGTAAGCTACTTTGCAATCACTTATTCCAATCCTATGGGACTGGTCTTTTCTTTAGATGAACCCTTTCACTGGTAACCTTTCTTACTTTTCCTTTTTGAAAGTTTGTCCAGTTGAATTAGTGAACAAGTTCTTTAATAAATAACCCAATGCTGAAGTCAATGCAGTAGTGCCAACTAACTTCCAATCAAATACTAAACTTCCAGCTTGTACAGTTGTGTAGACAATTGTCATTACTGAAGTCAATACTGCGAGAATCAATCCTTTACCTAAATCGTTTAGGTCAATGTTCAAAAATGGTGATTTCATATTTGTTTGTTTTTAGTTTTACTTTTCTAATCTTACTATTCGCACTTCATGGTCGCTTACATCATCCTTCAATCTTTCAATGTCTTTCTTATTGCTAACGTCTGACAATAGTATATTTTGAACCGTTTGCTCAAACTTAACTATTTTGCCAATTAGCATCTTGCCGATATACCCAATAATAGCAATTAATAATCCTATCAGGATGTTGGTCAATTCTTGTGGTGTCATGTTAATTATTTATTGCTTCTCTGTCTGTAATATATTTGTTTGTTATTAAATCGGAAATGTATCCAAAAGTCCCATCAATTAAAGGAATGGCATCTGCGTATCTTTTAGTTATATCACCAACTGCATCTCCTATACTTTCTCCCTTACATACGATTTTATCAATATCGTTTATTTCTTGCTCTGTATTATATACGAATATTAACATGTTAATAAATTGAATAGTAAGTATTTAAATTAGTTTCCATTGCATTTCTATTTGTTCCTTTGTCGCTTGTATATCCTATTACTTCAAAAATATTCGCATTTGCATAAATACCAGCCGTTCCACTTGTTCCTATTTTAAATGTTGCAGATGTATAATTATAAATAGATGTTACAATAGATGAATTTGTTGAATTTAGATAATAACTACTTGTTGTTCCTACTCTTGTTATAAATCCAATATGCTTAGATAATATAGAATTTGTTATACTTGCTGGAGTTCCTGCTAAAATAGAAAATTGATAAGTAGTACCAGTAGTTCTCCAAATATATGACCACCCATAAAGTGTGCTAAATCTATTTCCAAAAAAATCATTATTACTATTTGTGTGACTACCGATTGCAGTAATAAAACTAAAAGTACCTCCATTAAATAAAACACTTGAAGTTGATAAAGATAAACTTGTTGCAGTATTTATACATATAATTCCGCCTTGTCTATTAACTACTCCACTTGTAATTATCTTTGGTTGACTTGCTGCCGTTGCTTGTGTTGCATCATTTCCGCTACCACTTTGGTCATACCATGTAACTACAAATCCATTGTTTGCACCTACAAATGTTTTCATAGATGCAGTATCAATAGCATTGTTTATAAATCCAATATCTTGCTCAGTATTATCACTTGACCTCCTTACTCTTATACAACTCCCTGAATAATTGCTATTTAGTTTTCGCAAACTTAAAGCTATTGTTGCTGAAGGATAAATGTCTAAAAATAACGTACCTAAATTAGATTTGTATAATTGATTGCAACGGACAATTTGCCCATTAACTCCTATTGATAATAAAATAAAAAATAAAAGTAATCTCATTGTTTAATTATCTTCTTAATTTATTTCCAAATAATGTTAAAGTAAAATAAGTTGGCTTTGTTGTTACCGTTCCAGTTTGAACCCAAACCCAATTACCTTGTGGAATTTTTGTGTTATCCAATGAAGTAACTAAGGTACCAGTATAAATATTAGTTGCAGTACTTCCAGCAATAACTAATTTAGTTGCCCCAGCCGTAACTCCTAAGCTATCATTAAAATAAACAGTAGCATTAATAGATGGACTTGTTCCTTGTAATCCTATTCTTAATGATGTGACATTAATTGTATCGGAATAATCATTGTAAAACGAGCCGTAAATAGCCGAAGTAGTAAATGCAGAAGTATCACCCGCCGCTGCACTTCCAGCACCAAAAACAAACATTGGAATAGTATCTATTTGTTTTGTATAAGCAGTTAAAGATATTGAACGAACATAGTTTGTAAGCATAGTTGAAGTATCTGCATACTCAACATATTTAGAAAGCATTGCCGCAGTATCTGAAATATTTACCTTTAGTGCAACATTTGTCTTTGTTGCTATCGTTCCAACTGTATCAACTATTGAATAAATATTTTTATTCTTCCAAACTTTTTGAGTATCGGAATAAGCAAGAACCTGATTGTTTAATTTACTATTTATTTGTACATCATGGATTTCATCAAGCTCGTAACCATTTTGACATTTAACAAATATTGCACCATTACCAGCATTTGATTTTACCACCACTCCAAGATATACAAGATGTGTCGGAGCTTGTGGTTTTACTTTTGTATAATTTCCTGATATTGTATCAAGATAAATAATATCCCCATTTGAAAATGCTGATGTATTTAGCTTCTCAATCTTACCGCTTAAAATAACCCAACCAGTATCTTGATTTGCTATTGTTCCACTAACAAAGCCAAGTGTATTTGCTGAAGTAGAATCTCCTTTGCTATTTGCTAATCTTACCGCTGGTGCTTCATTGTTATTTCCTGATGTAGTCAATGCAACTACCTTGCCATTGGTAAGTGTTACTCCAGCGTCATTGTGAACTTTAACCATTACAATCGTAGCAGTATCATTTCCAAATCTACCATTTTGACCACCACCGCCAACACTATCTTTAATAGCAAACCTAACTCCACCCTTGTAAAATATTATTGAATCCTTACCAGCTATTCTTGTAATGCTTTGAATCCATCTATTTGCAGTATCTACTGAATGCAGATAAGGACTTAGCATAGCACTTGTATCTGCTATATTAACCTTTAAATTTATTCGGTTACTTAAAGATAATGTATCAATTTTTCTTAAATAATTTCCAAGCATTGAAGCAGTATCACTTATATTAACTTTCAAATTTATTCTATTACTCAAAGAAGTTGTGTCTAATGTACTTCCTATCTCACTCCAAATTAATGTCTTAGGATTGTATTTATAGAATTTATTATTACAGGAATCAAATGCAATGGCTGCCTTCTTGCTTACCGATACAACACTTTTTAAAGTTGGTACTCCGCAAACTGTTGGAATCTGCAAGGTAGAATCAAACGCCATTCTATTAGCACGATAACCGTACTGCGGCATCTCTTGATAGACTTGTCCAAAACTGACAAGACAAAAAATGACAAGACAAAAAGATAGTAATAATTTTCTCATATTTAATATTAAACTGGCATTGAACAAGCATCAAATTTTGATACGATTGATAGATTAAATGTTAAAAAAATTCCGCTTAAATAATCCTCATATTTTTCACTTACTGCATCCCAACTTATTTGAGCGTCTATTGTATAAGGATTGCTTCCCTTTCTTAAAGTACTAATTAAATCAGCTGCAACTGAATGCATATCACTCACAACCTCCGTTTCAAATTCGCTCTCTACTCCTGACTTATCAAGTAGCCAAAGTTCAATGCTATAAGTTTGCTCACGCCCAGCATTTAATCCACCTCTATTAATTGAATAAGCCGCCAATGGAAAGGTAGGTTGCTCATCCCAATTTAACCACTCTATCGGACTTGCAAACCTTACTGAGTGAATCATCTTGTTTGATTCTAACAGGGTTTGTATTTCCTTTACTACTTGATTGTAAGTCATTTAAATTTGAATTAAATTTTGCTTTTACTTTATTGATGTACTCTTTTTTGTACCCTTTACTCATAAATTTATTGGTATAAGAACGTGAATACTTCTCCAGCCATTGCAATATCTCCAGTCGGTAAAGTTACTATGCCTGAAGTGATTTGCAAATATTGTGTATTTGAAGTTGCTGTAGTTGTAATTGATTTACTTAAACCACCTCTTGAAGCAAAGTAAGTAACCCTACCGGACATAGCAACGATTGTAAATGTAGTTTCATTACCAACCGCAACATAAGTAGCCACGTTTGGACTTGGTGTAGTGCTTGAGCTATTCACATAACGAGCTGACCTTCTCTCACTTCCACCTAAGTAAATTGGACAAGTGTATGCCTTATCTTCAGGAAATATTACATCTAATCCCATTCCGTAATTTAAGTATTGACTATAAAGTGAATAGTTCTCTTTTAGAAAACTTATCATCCGAGTATTATAATACTCAGCCATTGACTTATATTTCTGTTCCAATAGCTCCAAATCACTCCTTGATGGTGCCTGACTTTCTTCAGCCGTTTTTTGCAAGAATCCTTTTGAGAATAATTGATAACCCATTGTCATAGGAAGCATAGACATCGTGTACCAAATTAGAGCATCAGTCATATAATCATCAATCAAAGTCTTTTCATTGACGCTTAAATTGTTTAAATCTATTCCAGTTTGTAACCTTTTATAAAGTGTGCTGCCAAGAATTGGCTGAATATAAATATCCCCAGCTACTTTTATCATCGGAAATAATTGCTTTCCGTCAATAGAATTGCTCGCACCTGTTCTTTCCTTAAAGGTCTGTTCTGTTATGAATAGAATATTTTTGCTCATTATAATTTATTTTTTTGTAACTACATTTGCTTTCCATTCGTGGCGGCAATGATATTCATGCTTTGTAGTACCAGGTACTGTATACCATCCACCGCATCTATCCCATACAGAGTAACCCATTATCATTGAAATTTGCTCAATATCCGAACGAGAATAAAACTTATCTAAATCCATTAACCTTTGACAGAATGGTCTTGATGAATCATAATCTTTGTCCGAAAATCCTGCCCTCCAATCGTAAGAATAACGAATCATTATCTCAGTAACTTTCGGACTTTTACCTTGCAATTCCGAAATTGGAGCAGTCAATTCCCTTTCAATCACAATATCTGTTCCGACCTTAGTTTCTTTAACGCTTAAATAAGCATTATCAACAAGTCCTTTCATTGCTTCATCAACGACCTTATTAGATACGTTTAAAGTGGTTGCAATTACTTCGCTTGTGATACGCTTGTCCTTACTAATTAAGTCCAAAATATTGGCTTCTAATTGGTTTAAAGCACTACTGTCTGCAAAGTATTAGTGGTCTTTAAAAGATTTAGTTTCAATAAGGTTAAATTCGCCTGAATGTGTACCTACCAAATTAAACTCATTAAGCAATCCTTTGTAAGAATCATCCGAGAATTTTTGTACTTCATCATCCGTTAATGGACTATCATCTATCCCCAAAAAAGTATTGACATCATTATCATTGAATCCAAATCCGTTTTTAAGCATTAACCCAGCTTGCTCCTTACTTAGTTTTCCGTTACCAAACTGACGGACAATTCTCATTACGTTTTGATATTGTCTTCCTGAAAGATTCTTTAATGAATCATTCATTTGTGCTGGAGCTACAACTGGAGCTGCAACAACTGGAGCTGCAACAACTGGAGCAACCACAACCTGACCATCAGAAGTAGCTTCCCCAACTTGTAAAGGTTCTTTACCCATTAACTCACGAATCTCATTCTGTGTTAAATTGGCAGCAATAATAGCTTCGCTAAATTCAAACTTCAATGGTTCTACCGGTATAATTTTAAACTCCCCAACATCACCCTTTAAATTCCTTAGCCAAGTAAATATTTGTTCAAGCTCTTGCTGCCTTTCATTTACATAAGTATTATTAAATATCTCATACGCATCCCTTAATTCATTTCTGCTGAATGCAGATGTTCCCTGTATGCCGAATAATTGTGGTGATGTAACCTGATGTGCAGCAAATACTTCCTGCTGAATAAGATTGTTTACATTGGTAAAATCTTCCTTTGTAAGCATTGTATTACCCAAATCCAAAATCTCAGCCGCATTATCTTTGCTCTTATTGAACATAATCACAACACGCTTCCCTTCAGAACCAGTAAACTTCTTCAGCAATCCTTTCTCAACTTCACCTTTATTTTCTTCTCCAATCGGGTCTCCATTGTTTAAATTTACTAACTTAGAACCAACCCAACCTTGCTTTGCGTTTCCTAAAATATGTCTTGATACCTCAATGTCACTTTCAATATAATTCAATCCCTGAAAGTAAGACGGATACGGATATACTTCGCTTGATGGATTGTATTCCTTAATGTATAAAACCTGACTTCCTATTGGATTATTTATGTTAAATGCATCATACTCACGCATTTTTTCTCTCATATCGTTCCAGTCATTCTTAACAAAAAACTTCTGTAAATCCTTGCTTACCCTAACCTTATGAAATTCAAGATGATAAACCTCGCTTATTTTCTTTAATCTATTCCAAATAACTTGCAGATAATAACCTCTGTAAAGCTCATCATCCTTAATACACTTCTTCATTACATCATTCCAAGTATCGTTTGAATTAGCTGAACCAGCATCCTCAAATCCCTTTCCGTAAATGTAATTGCATTTGCCCTTAATGATAGCACCATGCTTAGGTGACTCGTTATATAAACTTAACAAGTATGTTGGGTAATCATTATGTGCGCCAAACTCTACATAACCCAATCTTTTCTTTTCTTCAAATCTCGGTTGCTGAGCTTGGTCAAATTGTAAAACGATGTGTTTGTAGTTATCCATTGTAAGTGATAAATGTGTTTGATTGTTCGTTGTATGTTGTAGGTTCAAATGTAGTTGTAGGATTTAAATACATGTACCCATCCTCAACTTTATTTAACCCTGATATGTTCGTATTTGATGAGCTTGCTTGCTCGTAAATATTATAAGTCCAAAATCCAGTCTCCCCATTTGTAAAAAAATCGTTTACAGTCATAACAAAAGTATCATATCTTTTTGTATCGGAAATATTTGTAGCCACGAATTTAACTATTTCTTGTGTGATGCGATTAGTAAATGTAAACAAAAAATAAGGATTTGTCAACAGACATTTCTCTGTCGCTGTAAAATAAATATTCTTTGATTCGCCTTTGCTTAATACTATCATCTTTATTAATTAAAAAACCACCGACTTTAATCGGTCGGTGGCTTCAATTTTTATTTACTTATTTATTAAGTGCCTTAAGTGCCTTATGTGCCTGGTGTTTCTAAAGCAGAAACGATGTTACTCGGTACAATTAAGAAATCTTCTCTCTCTTGTGAATTTAGAGTAAGCATGTAACCATTTCTGTCAGCTAAGCCAGTTCCACTTCCTGATTCCGTTCCAGTCATCTGTAAGCCAAACTCTTTGCCATACATTCTCGCAGAACCATCACCTTCAACAAGTACAAAAGTCAATCTGTTCTTAGCCAAAGTAGTAACAATATTTCTAACAGTTGCCGAACGACTATTGATAGGGAATTTTACTTCATGTGTAAAAAAGAAAGTTCCGTTTTCAGGTGATTTAGTTATTGAATTAGAAGCACTTGCTGTTCCTCTTGGAACCTCAAACTTCCAAAATCTTGTTCCTGAATCTTTGGTTAAAGCAGTAACTGTTCCTGAAGCTGAAGTAACTCTACTAACTCCTGAAGCATCATAAAGATTTGAATTTTCAATTAAGTAAACGGTTTCAACTCCGCCTACTG